GTTCGTTCCACCACTGAATTCAACAACATCTATGCTCGCAGTGCTAAAGAGAGCTTTTTCACTGATGTTGTTCCCTGGAATATTCGAGCCGCAAAGGTCGATGTTGAATTCCAGCGCTCTGGTGAGATTGGGAAGAACCTTCTCTACCAAAAACATAAAACTGTCACAATCGGCATTACAGTTCGCAACCGTGATATCCAACATCATGAGTATGTTAAGGTTCATGTTACACAACCTTATTGGGATGTTCAGTTCTACAGTAACAACGGTTTTTTGATGCTTGATGACAAGTTTGTTTTTGAAGAGTCAGAGGTGAAGTCTCGTGGTCATATGTTTTGTGATTACGAGATTTTTCAGTACGACTATCCCAGCAAAGGCGCTGACATGCTTAAACGCATGGGTGCCAAGTTCAATGCGCGCACAGGTGTCACAGTTGAAGATGTTGAAGAAGATGAAGAGAAGCACGCCACTCCGTCTGGTTTCGAACCAGCTGACCATATGAATGTGCAACACCCTGAACCACCTTTCACCAACATTGGCTATGATGATGATGCAGAACTCAACACCCCTCGTGTTGAGGAATTTTTCACTGGGTATTATGACGCCACTGAGCTGCAAACCACTATGCGTTATGTTCTAGCCTTCAATTTCTTTTTGTGTGCCATTATCGTTGGTTGGTATTTCACCACTAGTCCATGGGTCAACGAATCCAAGAAGAGGGGTGCAAAGAAAAGTGCTGGTCGTCGTCGCAAAGACAATGCTGCCTTGTATGATTACTTGGCCCGAAAACAGCCTTCTTACACCCTTCTCATGAAGCGTGATCGTTTCATGCATATGGACAAGGATGAATTGTATCGAGCTGGTGTTCAACATGTCGATAATTTGACTGATGACTCTGAATGGGTCAGTATCGACGTTCGTCATGAGGATCTTATTGATTTGCATTATCATTATGAAGAGGATCTCATGTACCCTGACGCCAATGTCCGGTATGAGAGGAAAAAAGAACCAGTTAAGCCCAAAATGGTTTACCGTCCTCTCGCCTCCCCCGCACGCCCTTCTGAGACTGTGAAGCCCGCTCCAGCAAAGAGCTCTTGGACGCATGTTGGTAAGCCCGTTCCCAAGAAGAAGCCCGCTCCTTCCAGAGTTGTTGTGGAAACACTTCCACCAACTAAAGTTCAGCCCCTTCCCAAGCCCAAGAAAACCAATCCACCTGCGGTGAAGGTTCAAACAAAGCCTTTGCCCAAGAAAGACTCTGCCCCTGTTGAGTC